GTTGGGACATCTGCTGGTCTATCCGCAGTAACTTGAAATCCCCAGTCGGCATCTTCGCCGCTGAAGCCTCGCATATAATCTGGTAATGTTTCGTCTGTCATGGTTATATTTATCAATCGCAGTGAGCAGGACCATCAGGCAATAATACATAACTCGAAATGACGTATTTTGGTCCGCTTATCGGTGTACAGCCTCGGTGAGGAAACATCCAGTGTGGAGGAAACACAACAACGCTTCCTGCTTCAGGTTTGATTGAAATTACTTCTCCATCTAAATCAAACTCGGTTTCTCCACCCTGTATCACATCATTCAAGTACCAGAATAAAACAATTGCACGCCGCGATGATTCAAGCGATGCGCAGTCAAGATGCCAATCAAACTTACCGACATTTGGTTCATATCGTTTAATGCGAGGTGTCTCAAAGTCTTTGAAGTTTTCAAAGCACTGCAGTCGCGATTGCAGATTCTGTGATACGCGCTTAGTGTATTCGGTATTGACCGCTTGCATTAGTGCTAGCATTGGTCTACAGTATTCGGCAAATGCAACATGGTCAAGCATATTGATTTCAGCAAAATCATAGATGTTATTTTTACGCACAACGTAGTTTGGATCGTTATGTGAAATGCTATCATATATGCGAATTAGATCTGCGCACATCTGCCTTGGCATTACATTCTTAAAATGGATAACGTAATCACGTAATGTTTTCATACTCATCAATCATTTCAATACACCTTGCGATCTCTTTGCACCGAAGAAGCATAAGTCGTTTGCTTATCTTTTTTGTATTATAGTCATCAAATACAACATTATAGTATTCATGCAGGTTTAATTGCACGAACTGAACCTTTTCAGAAAAGAACTTGTTCTTTAGTTCAGTGATGCGCTTAATCTTTACGTCATTATCATATGTTGAATCATATAAAGATCGTACACTTTCTTCAATGGTGTTAAGCTTTGTCTTTAACCATGCAATATATTTGTCTGAAAACCAATTCTTGAAGTCTTCAAATAATGCATCAATTTCCTGTTGTTTAGTTTTTCTAGGCATTGTAACGAATTACACTTTTCTTACGTACTTTATACAATTCAATATCGGGGAAATACTCTGCAAATCGATTAAGCATATTTACATCACTATCGTAATATCGAATAGGAATGTCTTTGTCATTAAGCGATGATGCATTGTATGCTGTGATACACTTTAAGGAATTAAGTATTACATTATGTGTGGCAACAAATTGAAATGCTTCTAACGCATCAGCTTCTTCGTAGATAATGTCTATGCGATATCCTTCTTCATTTATATCATCAATTGTTTTAGATAAAGCAGAATGAATTCTTCTATTCTTTCCTTGTTTATCCAAAACAGTTAATGCATTGAATGAAATTGCAATTACCGGAGTGCTGACCGTAGAGAACATAATGACCTCGCATCGTTAATACTTGTTATTGCTTTTTCTAAAATGCGGAATGAACTCGTCCTCAGATTCGTCAAAATGTCTCATGTAATCATCTTCAATGGCGCGTTCGTGATTCCGAACGTGACGCTTTTCTTCAGAGTTTCCTTTATACCATTTCCTCTTGTCACGCGAATTACGATCGTCTTCATAATGACCAGAACGATGTGTACGACTCATTTTACTTTACCTTTTATTCCTATTGTTATTTATTTGATTGGTGGTGGGAGAATGATTCGAACATTCGAAGGCGTTAGCCGGTAAATTTACAGTTTACTGCGTTTGTCCACTTCGCTATCCCACCACGATTGTCATTCCATGAAAGTTGTTAAAGATTTACCTGTGCTAACTTCTTCTGTTTGGTTATGATTATTCTGAATCATAAAATCACTATTGACTGTGTCAAGCTTTCCATTTAGATAATCTAAGATTCCCGATGCCATATCGGCCGCGGTTGTCACTGGTACGTTTTGACATACCTTATTTATGTTTTTACCGATATCACCTTGCAACATAAAGTCACCTGGCATCTTCATGATTGCAAGTGCTTCGCGGACGGTGATATAACGATCTTCTACTGGATGTGTTAAATCCCATGGATAGTTTGATACGAATGCACCGATATAATCCTTTGGAACCATTGCACCACGCCGCATGATATTCTTGCCTGCTTCAAGCTTAGCATAGACACGCCCACAGAAGTTTGCTGTCTGTACATCGCCAAACTCGCGCAGCCAATCTCCGATGATATTATACTTGACACCTTTTGATTCAACATAATCCAACACGTTAGTTGTACGTGTTAAACTCTTTTGAAAATCAGAATGACTCATCTCTGGATGCATTACTTTACGAATGTATGCATAGATTCCATGTTCAGATGGAGTACGCTTGTTAATACATTCATTCATTGGGTCGTCTTTACTAACAAAAGCATTGATGATTGTGTCTTCAATCTTTTCATTAGGACGATTAAAGTATGGAAGATGGGGAATTACATCGCCTTTCCAGAAGAAGTAAAATGATCTATTACGAATCTGGCTTAAGCCATGCAATAGTGATTTCGTCTTGTATAGAGAAAACGTATAGCCGAATTCGGCAGCAAGCTGACGCAATTGATTTACAACCGGTTCACCCATACGTGTTGCTAACGCAGGTGCATTTTCGCCCCATAGAACCTTTGGTCCAATGTTTTGCAACACAAACTTTGAAGATTCAACCATCCACTTGTTTGCAGGATTATTTCCTGATGCTTTTCCTGATAACGATGAAAGCCCTGAACAGGGACAAACGCTGTTGACTACGTCTACTTTTTTGTATGAAGGACTGCCAACTGCTTGGTCAATTAGATAATACGGAACTTCATTTCCATAATAGTTTAATAGCTGCGCATCGTGATTCTTAAATGGTGTATACGAAACAATGTATTCAGGTCTTTTTCCAAAAACATTTTGCATTCCAATTGTTTCGCCGCCGATGAGCGGAATAATTGATGCGTACGTGGCATTTGTCATAGCTTAATTTCTTTCATGATTGTATTTGTTAATTCTTCAAATGTATATTCTGCGTCTTGATGGTCGCGATAAAACTCGTATGCTTGTTCACGCCATTCATTTCTCATCACGGAATCATTTGTTAATGTCATGATTAAATCCATTGCGGCTTGCGTATCACCCTTTTCACCAAGCCAAACCGTGCCATTATTCTTGCACTGTGTAAGAGGAATACCGTGCTTGCGGTGAATGCATAAATCGCCGTATCCTTTACGGAATACTGGAATCACGCCTGTACATACCACTTCGCAGTGCGTATATTCGAGTGAACGATAAATGTACTTTGGTGACTTAAATAATGAAAGCTGATAGCCAAATCCAACACGTGACATACGTTCAAGCATTCGTTCATTGCTGTATGAACTAAAGATTTGAATGGGTTTACCATACTTATCGCTTAGGTCATAAGTATCAATTCGGTTCAATCCACCCTGAGTGTTTCCTTCAAACTCAATGTTGCGTTCTTTGATTGTCATGAAAGCAGGCGTACGCGATAAGCCTTCACATGTCGTTAGACAACCTGCGGCGCGAAGATGGTCATTATGGAAATCAATCATGTTGAAATAGCCTTTCCATGTTGTGGTACGGCCAATGAACTTGTGATGTTTTACATCCTGTTCTTTGATATCTTTCCAATACTTTTTGCGAATTGGGTCAAAACTTAATCCAGGTTGAAATGGTAAGAGTACCTTTTCTTCTTCACCCATGAAGCTAGACAGACCACCCGAACCACCGTTTTCTTTTACGTATTCCGCAAAGTCATTTGTAGGGCTATGGACAAATAGTAGTTTTGATGCTTCAATTGCTTCATCAATACATGCATTGCGTTTGATTGAAAGCATTGAATGGTCGTGTTGAATAAGAACAAACGGTTTCTTTACTTCTTTTAGAAGGCGCTTGAATCCATCAATGCATTCCTTAGGATGTTCGGTTGAAGGAAGAGAATTAATGATAATCAGATCGTGCTCGTTTAATGCAGCAATCGTTGAATTGACATCACCATCCTTTACAAAGCGTACTCGATGAATGTTTGATATATCATGCGCTTTATTTTGTGCCCAATACTTGTCAACGATGGCATATATTGATGCGGCATAACCATGATTAATCAGCCATGCAAGTTGCTCTAAGCTGAATTTTGTAACGCCGCAGCCTTCAATGCCGCGACCCATTAGAAGTGCTATTTTCTTTTTGTTTGTCATAGTGGTAGAACGTTTGTAGTATGTGTTTTTCTTGGAGGAATCTTTACACCGAGGACTAGTGGACGATCTTCGGTTGAATCATCATAGCCTTTTAGTTTGAATCCCTTTGCCCAGTATGTGTACTGCGGAAATTCTTCATGAATCTTTTTGCTTACTTCAGCAGTTATCTGCGCAGTTCTAAACTCAGTTATTCCTCCAGGCTTTCCTGGTTTAGCTGTCTTAAACATCCATTTTGATAGTGACACAGTATCATAGCCTGCGTGAATCGTATTTAAGAATGCACATAGATCTTCAAGTAAAGGATACTTGTTATATTGTAACAGGTCAGCGTTAACGACACCAAGATTAAGGAATGCATTTGTGAAGGTCCATTTGTTTATAGCATACGGCCATGATTCTTTTCCTTTTGGAAAGATTGCAGGACGTACTGAACCAAGTGGATATTTGTCAAGTAAGTCTGTGATGTATGAAATACATTCATAGAATTCAGTTTCATTTACGGTGCGTGTAGCATCCATCATGATTCTGTTCTTTTCTTCATTAAGTGTAGCATTATGAAGTGTACAGTCATCATCAATCATCCAGATTTTCTCGCCGGCAAAATAGCGAGCAATTGCATTGCGCTTGTCACCAATTCCATTCAAGTTATCAAACGCAATAATGTTATGATTTACACGTTTGCCATGTGCTGCAGAATAAACATCGGCTTGTTCACCTGAACGAACTGCAATGTACGTATTGTTAGAGAATGATTCGGGTATCCATGTCAGAGGTATAACTCTGTCGGAGCGCTTGTGAGAAGGAATAACAATTTTCATAATGATAGATTATACACAACACGTTTGTAATTGTAAATATATTTATGTAATGAATTGGTATGAAACTTTAGCCTCGCGAAAAAGCTCTTGGCTTGTTTCCCATGAGTTAACCCATTTAGGAGAATTCATTGTGTTATCAAATGAAGGCATGACAATTCGTTCAATCCCAACTTGAATAACTGCTTTGGCACATTCATTGCAAATCGGCAATCCATAAATGAACATGTGTGCACCACGGAGGGATGTACCCGTAAATGAAGCATTATAGATTGCATTCATTTCAGCGTGCACAACATACTTGTATTTGATATCTCGGTCATTAAGCCGTGTCGGCGTATCTTCAATGTTTCGGGGAAAACCGTTATAGCCTAGGCTTAGGATTGTACGAGTGTCTGGATTTACTATTACTGCTCCAACCTGTCGTGATGGGTCTTTGCTCCACGCTGCAACCGATTTAGCAAGTTCTAAGAATCTTCGCTGCCATATGATGTTCATAGTTTTTCCATAACAAATTGTTCTACAAGCTTAAAGTGTTTTTCGTACACATGAAGTGATTGGACTTGCCAATGAAGAGTTCCAACAGGAACCTTAAGTACATCAGATATAGCATTAAGAATGTACATCTGGAATGCGTAATCGTTGCGATATCCGTACACAACATCGTTACTTCTCATTTGAACAACCGCATGAAGTGCACCATTACGAATGTAATACGTGACAGCATTCGTGCAGATGAAGTCTGACTTGCCATTTTCATTATACTCATTCCAGATTGATGGGCGAGTATAAATCATAGTTGCACGACGCGATGACGGATTTTTTTTAAGTTCAACAAGTGCGTTCTGATATTGG